ATCATTGATGACTGTTACTGTCCAAGTATCAAAACTTCTTTCTCCAGCAATCTTCAATTCTCTTCCTCTGAATGGAATTGCGATTGGAGTAATAATAGATGCTGGTAAGTTAGCACCTTTTACTAGGAAACGTATTTTATCTGAAACATCGTTTTGATCAATTGCGAGGCCTGGGAAATTAATCTCAACCTCGAAAAAATTAGGGCGAACACCACCACCTAGTAGTTTACTTTTAAACGTATCTAGGGTTCTCGCATTAGCCCCTTTATTTGGGATTTGCTGAGGCATTTTTTTTCTCTCCTGTGATAATTAGATGGTGGTTAGACTGTGCCGACTACCTCTTCAAAACTAATACCTGTGCGTGTCGCAACAAATGTTAGTCCGATGAAGTTGATCGAACGTGCTGGTTTGATAAAGATATCAGCACGGAATTCATTTGCGTCAATAATATCAGCGGTATTATTTGACTCGTCACAAACTACTAAGAAGTCTGTGATACCTCTCTTCGCTTGAACATCACGAAGGAAGGGTTCAACAATATTTACAAAGTTTGCTCTCGTAATATCATCGTTAAATTCAAAGAGTTGTGCTCTTGCAGCTCTTTCGATTGCAGTTTCTACATTTAAGAACAGACGACGAACGTTGATTCTATCGAACGCAGATACATATGAAAGTGCAGTTTTGTCACCAAAGAGTATAATTCCTTGGCCAGGGAAAGCAACAACTGGATTAATTCTCTTAGTATATAGTAGATCTCTCTGTGCTTGTGAAGGGTTATATGCAAGTTTAACTGCATTGTTCACAACTCCACGATCTGCACCAGCTGGTGAGAACCAAGGGAATGAATTTTGAGATGTTCTTGCCATCATACCAGCAACATCAGAGTTGGTTGGTATGTAACGGAACTTATTATTGAAACGATCAAAGATGTACTTATAACCAGAATCAATCACAGCATAAGAAGATGATGTATATTGATTACATGTTGCTAAGATATTTGATGTTTGAGTGTCACTATTCACTATAGGAACAGGAGCAACACCACCACCACTTAACACATCTGATTTAGATGGGCCAACAACTGCGATACAATCTTTTCTGTCTGATGCAATGGAGATTAACTTGTTAGCTTTACCAACTGTTTCTTCTCTACTTCCCATTCCAGGCCCCATGATGAGGTAATTAACTGGATACTCTCTGATATTTGTAAACTCATTATATCCAGAAATTATATCTCCAAGAGTTGTAGGATATGTTGGTGCAGTAAATGTACCACCGTAATCTTTTCCACCCTCTAATGAGAATGTGGACTTACCAACACCCACGAAACTTACACCTTGAGTAACCTGTCCCCATGAACCAGCAGCAATATTTGCAGCACTGTTTGCACCTGTTAAAGGAGTTCCATTTGGTTTTGCACCAGCAAACACATACTCTGAGTTATTTGCTAGAAAATTCTTATAGTAAACTGGTGTATTGAACTGTTTTGCATCTTCTGCCTTAGAAAGATTAACAAAAGTTTCTAGTATCTGACCCGCAGTTCCTGATTCTTTTCCAGAATCATCAACCACAACAACGTGCATTTCATCAAATCTAGAACTTCTAGAGTTTGCATATGCAGAAGTTTGTGGTTTTGGTGCGATACTCTTCCAGTAAACAGTTGCGTTATCTAAACCTAATGTTTGTGAATCGTACCAATCAGTGGCTGTAGTTGGTTGTAATGCAGAGTTGGTTGTTATACCAGTAACTTTCATTGTTTCTGCAGCAGTACCAACACCAACAACTACAACTAAATCATCAACATCAATACCACCTAAAGCATTCACAACTATATTTGTATCAGAAGCACCACCATTAGATGTTGCAATTGTTGTTGCAGCTCCAACGTCAGTAACAGCAGTAATTACACTACCATCATTATGTGCTGTTGCAGTTGTTCCACCAAGTCCTCTTGTTGAAATACCAACCGCATTACCTGAGATATTTCCAACTCCCATCAATTCATTACCAATTAAAAGTAATGAAACGTTAGCAGTAATTCCACTTACGTTTGCAACGTTAACAGATGTTGCATTTGCACTTAGTGCCGCTCCACCAGCGTTATCAACTGTGGTTGCAGCAGTTTTGTTTAGAAGAACTAATTGTTCACCAACTGTTAATGTGCCTTGGTTTGTTCCTCCAATATCTCTTGTTACTTGAATTGAAGTTGTAGCAGCACCAGTCGCACCAGCGATGATTACGTCTCTAGTGGTCTTAAATTCATAAGCACTACCTTTTTCATAATCCTGTTCGGTAACACTTCCTCCAACAGCAACTGCGCTGACAACTTTAACATCTACTGAACTTGCACCAACACCTGTAACTGTACCAGAAAGGTGTCCATTTAAAACTAATGATGTACCAATACCACCAATTGTAACACCACCAAATGCCTGTGTGATTCCAGCACCAACAACAACACCAGCGGTACTAACACCACTTAGTGTTTGGTCTGCAATTGAGTCTATTGTACAAACTTTTAATCCGTTAGCCCATGTGCCTGGGTTTTTTGCAGCGTAGTACCAAGTTGTTGCTGATTCATATTCATTGAAGTAATCATCAGTACTCTTAATTTTTAAACTACTTAATGAACTTCCAGCACCACTAGCAACTGCTGCGTTTGCGTTATTTAAACTTGTTCCGTCTGTCCTTACGACTCTAAGAACTCCTCCATATGAAAGATATGAAGCAGCTGATAACCAATATTCGTATTGAGAACTTGTTTCTTGTGGTTCTCCGAAAGTTTCAACTAAATCTTTCTCACTCTCTATTAATTGTGGATCTTCTACTGGGCCTTTGACAAACGGGCCTGCAATGGCACCAGTCTGATCACTAACTCCAGTAATTCCTCCCCTAGTAAGGTCAACTTCCTTGACTTTTACACCAGGCGAGACTAAGCCTAAACCAGCCATCTGATTTCCTCTGCGTGTCAGTATTTTATCTAAATTTATTTATTATTTACCCGACTTACATATGGGGAAACAATACATGAACATCACCAATCAGGATATTCCCAACTTACTATTTTTTTCTTTCTTGACTTTGAGATCCTACTGATAGTGCAGAGTTTACATTCATATGAGTAGGACGAAGCATTACCACCTCGATTCTTTCTGGTTAAGTAAAAACCATCAATCAGATTTTTTTCCTCTCCACATACTCTACATATTCTTTCTTTCAGAAACAGATGTTCTAGATCAAACTGATCATCTAAGTCCATCACATACCATTCCAGAAGTTATCTACTGGTTGTACATTTCTAGAAGCCAGATACAAACCTATGTTTGTAAAGAACCAAAGGATATTAATAACCCAAGTTTGTCTCCACAAATATTTTCTATTGTATTGAACAATGTAAAGATTTCTCTCATTATCTTTTACAAACTGTTCTAATACTAATGCGACTACAAATCCAATCGCATATATGTAGAATACAAAGTTTAAAAAACTTGAACCGAGAAGTAAAAATGAAATCATGTATAGTACCTAATAATATTCCCACATATAGCTGGAATCACCATATGTAGAAAATATTTCATCACCATTTGCTTTTGTCCATCTATCACCACTCTCCACAAACTCATCTTCATCTAATCCGTCAGATATAAAACCAAATGGAGCCATATCTTGTTCTATCTGATCTTTTTGGTCTTCATATAATCTCTTTCTTACGTCTTGATCTGTTAATTCTTTGAAATAGTCTTGATCTACCATCCATGCATATATTACTAGACACATAGCTAAGTCATCATTACATCCTTCTTCAGCTTCAAATGATGTTCTCTTTTGTATGAATGTAGTTAGTTCAGATATAATATCATAGTCTTTGAATATAACCTTATCAGTTTCAATCATTGTCTTGAGGTTAGAGCACCCTAGAGCTTTGACTGCTTTAGACATCTTAACTCCAAGTTGAGTTTTCTTTCCACTAAATCCTTGTCCTACTATTTGACCAGCACGACCTCTCATTGAACACTGAAGTAAATTAGGATACTCTAGATCGTAATTTAGTATGGAAGCCACTTGATCTCCAATATCATTCACTTCACACAAAACCCATGCATTATTATACCCTCTTATTGTATCATGTATTATTGAAGGAAACAACATTGGTTTGATACTATTGTTTCGATACTTAGCTACTACCTGATGTGGATAGGATGTAATATCCACTACTACAAATGCAGAATAGTCATTATCCATACCTCTAGCCACGTCAACTGTACACATATACTCATGATCTTTCTGTGGTTCTACATATACATCTAATCCGTTACTAGACTTTAATGCATTTTCATATACCAATGCTCTGAGTTTGGCTGGATTGATAAGAGTATCAACAGATCCTAAGAACTCACATTCAAACTCAACCTTGAACTGTTGTTCTGAGGTGTTTGCAATTGTTTGTTCTC